CGCTCCGATTTCCCTCATACACGACTCGGTACTTTGTCGTGCTACTGACATGTCTATGCTTTCACAAATCGTTCGTGAAACATACATGTACTTATTTGCGGAGCATGACTACCTAACAGATTGGGCGCAACAGATTGGCGCTGAATCTAAACCACCGATTATTGACACGTTAAAACCTGAGTCAGTAATTGAATCCACCTATTTCTTTTGTTAATGGCACGTAACACATTTGTAACTCCTGAGCCTGTTGTCCTTGAGGGCTATCAGGCTGTAATGCAACCGTCTAAGTTTGGCTATTCATTGAAAGCCGTTGTTGATCAAGACATGATCGACAAACTTGAAGACGATCGAACTGACACGCTCAAGTGGGCGGAGTCAAAACTCAAGAATCCAAAGCGTTCATCTCTTAAACCCGAACCTTGGGAAGAGGTAGCCGATGGCAAGTACACGGTCAAATTCAGCTGGAACGAAGACACCAAGCCTCCTATTGTTGACACTGAAGGTACAGCGATTACTGATACTCGCACACCGATTTATAGTGGGAGTCAGGTTAAGCTGGCATTCTTCCAAAAGCCCTACATTCTTAAGGATGGTGTCACCTATGGCACGTCTCTTAAGTTGGTTGGTGTCCAAGTTGTTTCTTGCAACGGCCAAGCTGGTGTTGATGCAGGTGACATGGCACCGGAAGATGTTGCGCAGTTGTTTGGTAAAACACAAGGCTTCAAAGCCAATGACCCGAACGTAACCGCACATGATGAGGATGACTTCTGAGAGGAAGTCTATTGCTACGACGATATTTACACTCAATGGATAGTACCTGACCACAATGAATGACACTCAAATCTGGCCTACTGAACCACGTATAACCTTCGACGAAAAATACACTGTGTCACACAACGAAAAAGCAGAAATGCTCAATGGACGCCTAGCAATGCTAGGTGTCATGGCTGCGCTAGGTGCGTATGCCTTGACTGGACAAATTATCCCCGGAGTTTGGTAATGGCAATCAATCCACTTCTTAAAGGTATTCTCAAAAAGACCCCTAAAGGTGAAGACCCTAAAAAGGGAGGTCGTCCATATACACCACCTGGTAAAACCAAGATGGACGGCACTCCTTTAGCTAAAGCATTCAAAAAAGGTTTCAACGGAAAGTAATTATTATGCCTCAAGGAAAAGGAACATACGGCACTAAGAAAGGCCGTCCCCCTAAAAAAGGAACTAAGAAAAAGTAATGGCTAAGAATGTCAGTCTGAAGATCGGTAAGCATAAGTCCCGAACTGGAGGGCTGACTAAAGCTGGCCGTGAAAAATACAATCGTGAAACCGGATCTAACCTCAAGGCTCCACAGCCTGGTGGCGGTAAACGTAAAAAATCTTTTTGTGCACGCATGGGTGGGGTCAAGGGTCCGATGAAGGACTCCAAAGGTAGACCTACTCGTAAAGCACTTGCTCTTCGTAAATGGAAATGCTAAATGGCTAAACCTGGATTGTATGCAAACATCCACGCCAAGCGTAAGCGTATCGCTGCTGGCAGTGGAGAAAAGATGAGAAAGCCTGGCAGTAAAGGTGCACCAACCGCATCTAACTTCAAGCGGGCTGCAAAGACAGCTAAGAAAAAGTAATTAATTGCGGTGGGTGGGAGGTTCAGGTAATTAATTGATCCCGCTATGACTGCAACTATTGCACAGCAGCGGTCATCCAACTGGGATGACTTCTGCGCGTGGGTAACGTCCACTAATAACCGTTTATACGTTGGCTGGTTTGGTGTCCTAATGATTCCATGCCTTCTAGCCGCAACCATTTGTTTTATTACGGCGTTCGTCGCAGCGCCACCTGTTGATATTGATGGAATCAGAGAACCCGTATCTGGCTCCCTGTTGTATGGAAACAACATCATATCGGGAGCCGTCGTTCCGAGCAGCAATGCCATCGGACTTCACTTCTACCCAATTTGGGAAGCTAATACACTTGATGAATGGCTCTACAACGGGGGTCCATATCAGCTCGTCGTTTTCCACTTCCTCATTGGCGTCTTTTCTTACATGGGACGCGAGTGGGAACTTAGCTATCGATTAGGAATGCGACCATGGATTTTCGTCGCTTACAGCGCACCAGTCGCAGCTGCTACTGCAGTCTTCTTGGTGTATCCATTTGGTCAGGGTTCCTTCTCGGATGGTATGCCACTTGGAATTTCTGGGACCTTCAACTACATGCTCGTGTTTCAAGCGGAGCACAACATCTTGATGCACCCCTTCCACATGCTGGGAGTGGCTGGTGTCTTTGGTGGTGCACTGTTCAGCGCGATGCATGGATCCCTAGTGACTTCTAGTCTGATCCGTGAAACGACAGAAGAGGTAAGTCAGAACTACGGATATAAGTTTGGTCAAGAGGAAGAGACTTACAACATCGTAGCCGCACATGGATACTTTGGTCGTCTTATTTTTCAGTACGCTTCTTTTAACAACAGCCGTAGTCTCCACTTCTTTTTGGCAGCTTGGCCTGTTGTTGGCATCTGGTTTGCTGCTCTTGGTGTATCTACCATGGCGTTCAACCTGAATGGATTTAACTTCAACCAATCCATTGTTGCCAAAGAAGGCCATGTGGTAAACACCTGGGCTGACATTCTGAACCGTGCAAACCTCGGCTTTGAGGTTATGCATGAGCGGAATGCACATAACTTCCCGCTGGATCTTGCATCAGCTGACACAACTCCTGTTGCACTGAAAGCACCAGCAATCGGATAAGAAACGTACGTTCATCGAAATCCGTCTATCAGGACAAGTTACCAATAACGGATGGAGACGCATGTCGCTTGACCATGGAACGGGGGTCAAGTACTTCAAGATTTAATCATGCCTACAGTCGAACTTCGTCAACGGGTCCGTGAGCAAAACTCTGCTCGTCGTGAGCAGCAATTGAAGTATCGCGGCGTTTCTTACATCAAAAAATCAATCAATGTAGATGGCATTCAGATCTGGGCTAGAGGAGAAGGTTGCTGACCTTCTCGTCGAGCTAGGTGTCAAGTATGAATACGAAAGCACCAAGATCCCATATGTAATCCAACATTCCTATACGCCAGACTTCGTTCTTCCAAACGGGGTCTGGTTGGAAACCAAAGGTTATTGGGATAGTGCTGACCGTAGGAAGATCAAAGCTGTTAAACAACAACATCCTGATATTGATCTTCGTATGGTGTTTCAGGCACCGTTTAACAAAATTAGTAAAAAATCAAAGACAACATATGCCAAGTACTGTGAAAAGCTTGGTATTCCTTGGACATCTTGGGCAAACATCCCGCTTGATTGGCTGATATGACAAGCGAGTTTGAACGACACATACCTTGTGGAGAGTGTGGTTCATCGGATGGCAACAGCCTCTATACAGATGGACACACCTTCTGTTTTGTTTGTCACACCTGGAAAGGCGGAGACGGCAATGTTCACAATCACAAAACCACCTATGTACAACGAATGGAACAAAGAGGATTCCCACGCCGACTTTCAAAGCGAGGAATCTCTGAACGAGTTTGTGAGGAATATGGAATCACAGCAGATGGGGACATCTTATGCTTCCATTATCGAGACAGCTCTGGACGAATTGTTGGGATAAAGACCAAGACAAAAGACAAAGAATTTAGATACGAAGGAGAATCAGATGGGAGGTTCTTCGGCCAACATCTCTTCCGACACAAAGGAAAGAGAATGGTTATATGCGAAGGTGAGATTGATGCTGCTACGTGCAGAGAAGCGTTCCCTACATGGGAAGCTGTGTCACTCCCGTATGGCGCAGCGGCTGCAAAGAAATCAATCAAACACAACTACGAGTGGCTTGAGAACTGGGATGAGGTCGTCCTGTTCTTCGATAACGATGATGCAGGCCGTAAGGCGACGCAGGAAGCGGCAAGCGTATTGCCACCTGGCAAGGTCAAGATCGCTGATCTCAAAAGCTATAAGGACGCCTCAGATGCCGCACAAGACAATAATCTTGAGGCGGTACGTCAAGCTATTTGGAATGCTCAACCATATAAGCCTGACGGGATTGTCGATGGAAAGTCTTTACTTTCACTTGTAATCGAACCCCAACAGGATTGCATTCATGAGTATCCGTACCCAGGACTACAAGAAAAACTACAAGGTGTACGTGCAGGTGAGTTAGTAACTATCACCAGCGGTACAGGCCAAGGCAAGTCATCTCTCTGCCGTGAACTTGCTACCCACTTTCTTTCCAAAGGAGAGAGGGTTGGGTACGTGGCACTTGAAGAATCAAACAGACGTACTGCACTGGGACTTATGTCTGCAGCTTGCGGTAAACAATTTCACATAGGAACACATGAACGATCTGATCTCACCGAGGCTTATCAAAGCACTCTTGCTCAGTGGAACCTCTATCTTTTTGATGGGTTTGGTTCTTTTGATCCTGATAACATCATCTCCCGAATTCGCTACCTCGCTGCGGGACTCGACTGCAGGATTGTATTTCTAGATCACCTCAGCATCTTGCTGTCAGGTCTAGACGGTGATGAACGGAAGATGATCGACACCACAATGACCAAGCTTCGGTCGTTGTGTGAAGAGACAGGTATCTCGATGTTCCTTGTGTCTCACCTACGAAGAGCACAAGGCGACAAAGGACATGAAGATGGAGCAAAAGTTTCACTTGGACAGCTGCGTGGAAGTCACAGC